CGCATATGTAAATGACGGGATTGTCACGTCTGTTATTGTTGGCCCCGATGAGGACGGCGACACCGACTGGGAGGCATACTTTACCGCTAAAGGCAAAGGCCAAGCGGTGAGGACGTCGTATAACACTTACGGCGGTATCCATTACACCGACGGGGAGCCAAGCGCAGACCAGTCGAAAGCACTTAGGTTCAACTATGCCGGAATCGGTTTCACTTACGATGCAGACCGAGACGCATTCATCCCACCCAAACCCTTCGATTCGTGGGTGTTAGACGAAACTACTTGCCTGTGGGTGGCACCTATCGACTACCCCGAAGACGGTGGAGAGTACACCTGGGACGAGGAGACGGGTGATTGGGTAGAGGTGCCCGATGAGGCTGTATAACCCCTGGCCCGAGCCGTATCAGATTAATCGCAGGTCTCCATACGGGCCTAGAAAACGCCACCCGATTACAGGGAAGTCGACGTTCCACCACGGCGTCGACGTAGCCATGCCGATAGGGACCCCGCTCATCGCTGGAGCTGACGGTCAAATAGCGCACAAAGGAAACGGCGCATCGGGTGGGCACACACTCATCATTCGCCACTCCGGAAACTTCCATACTGTCTACTACCACTTGAAGGAAGAGTCCCACAAACGCATCGGCGCACGGGTCAAAGCTGGAGACGTGGTCGCCACGTCAGGAAACACCGGAGCCAGTACAGGGCCACACCTCCACTTCGAAGTGCGTCCACACTCTCGCACGTGGGGTGAAACGGACGACCCAGTCAAGTATCTGCAAGGACCATTCCGGGAGCGTCCAGGAGCACCCAGGCCACCGAGACGAGGCGCAGGATTGCGTCCCTGGTCCGAGGTCGAGGGGAGGCCTTCACCCGGCCTGGAGTCCCTTTCTAATTCTTGGATTGCCCGTGGAGCCCGCGCCATCAGGAGAGGACTTGGACGATGACAGAGAGCACAGGGACTGGAGGGGTGCGCGTCAGCATGAAGGACATTTTCGAGGAAGTCCAGAGACAAGGAAAACTGCTGGATAGAATTGCCAACTCACTTCCAGACACGGAGACTCAGGTGTCCGACCATGAGATGCGCATCCGAAAACTTGAGCAGAAAGCCGGGTGGCTTTTCGGAGCTATCGGTCTGCTCGGTGCTGTCGTCGGTGTCTTTTCTGTCAGTCTAGGAGCATGAGACCTGACCCTACAGACCGGTGGAAGATACGTCGGAAGCTAATCGTCGGAGGCGTCCTCCTCGGTGCGGTCATGATTGTCACTGGAGGGCTGGGGCTCTTCGCTGATAAGTTCACCGGCGAGTTAGTGTACGGCGGGGTGACCATCATCACGACGCTGCTGGGAGCCTATGCTGGGATGGCGACCTGGGACGATAAGAACAATATGAACGGAGGAACACCTGATGGTTAAGGACATTTTGAGCGGTCAATTTTGGACTGCTGCTCGACGGGCGTGGCTGTATAAGGTGGCGGTGTCTGCTGTGCCTTTGCTTATCGCTATCGGCATCGTGACGGAGGACTTGGCTCAGTTGATTCTGAACGTCATTGCCGCGGTGCTCGGTGTGGGTGCTGGCGGGATGGCGTTGACGAATCTGACGCCTGACAATGTGTTCAAGATTGCGGTCGAGATGGAGGAGGACGATGAACTTCGAGACGAGCTCTGATGTGATTGAGGTCCCGGTGGACCCGATGGACTTTCTCCAGTGCGAATCCTGTCAGTGAAATAGTTTCACTTTCGGGGATAAGGAAAGACCCCCAGGGCTTCGGTCCTGGGGGTCTTCCTGTTACTTCTGGCGGGCTTGGTCTAGGAGGATGAGGAGCTCCTGGGCGTCTGCCAGCTTCTGTGCGGTGAGGGTGGCGAGCTCTGCGGGCTGGGGGTCCCAGTGCCGTGTCGCGTCGATGAGGGCGTCGAGGTAGACACTCTCGGACCGGTTGAGTCTCCCGGCCAGTTGTCCGATACGTGAGAAGAGTTCATCTCTGGGCTCTTCGGCTGCTACTGCTGTTTCCATCGTTTCTCCCTTTCTTGTGATGGTCATGGGGACACGATAACACACTCTGACACGATGGGCCACAATCAGCCACACCGTGTGATAGCGTTAGAAACATGAACACAGAAGAGAAGCAGATGCTCACGGTCGCAGAGGTCGCCGAGCATCTGCACGTACATGAAAACACAGTCCGAAACTGGATAAGTCGAGGAGACCTCCAGGCTCAAAGACTAGGACCCCGCATGATTCGCATCAGCTGGTCCTCCGTCGCCGAGTTCATAGAGAAAGGGAGCTAGTTCATGGGTTACTTCAAACAGCAGCTCATCGCGGACCAGGAAGAAGTGTCAGAACGCACACCTCGACCAGCGTCCTCACACATCGCACTCATGCAAACCAGAAACAGGTTTCGCATCGAAAGGGAGCGGGCGAAACGTCAACTCGCTGACAGTCGTGAAGACATCTTCACCGGATTCTTGCTCGGTGGCGGACTTGTCGGAGCCGCATGGCTTTTGACCGGGGTGCTCCTGTGAACGCCGTCGCGAGGAACATCGGGTTCGCCATTGGATTCTTGAGCGCGAACATCGGCTGGTTGCTCATCGGCGTGAGCGTAGGGTTCGCCACTGGGTTCATTGTGGTGATGGTCGCGTGATGGGCTGGATTCTGCTCATCGGTGGCGGACTTGTCGCTGTCACTGCTGGCATGCCTACGCACGCACCTAACGGAGGGTCTCTCCTGGGACTTATCCTCGCACTGTGGGGCGTCTGGATGCTTTGGCCGAGGCAGGATTAACGGAAGGGGGTGCAAAATGTTTGAAGTGCAAGTAGCGGGTCGAGACATTTTCGTTAGACCGTCAACCGATACGTGGAGAACGTTCAAGGGTTCAGATGGTCGTGACTGGATTGAGCTGAGTCGTGAGCAGGCGATGCATCTTTCCTATGCGGTGAGGCAGTCGGATGAGCTCATCGACTTCTATAACCTTGACGAAGACGAGGACGGATAAACCTTAGAGAGTTAAGTGGGAGACCCTGGCGTGGAAAATGCCAGGGTTTCTTGCATTGTGGGACTATTTTTCGTCCAAACATTGTGCGCTCTCATGCACAACTTGTACAAAATGCTTTGCAGAAGTTGTATAGCAAACGCCGCAGAAGTTGTATAGCAGGGTCCTCTGTTATGCATCTGCGCGGGCCGCTGTTATACATTTGCGCGCCATTCTGTTAGACATTTCAGCGCTCGGACGGAAGTGTGCCTCCCCAGATTCCGAAACGCTGCCCAGTATTCATGGCGTACTCGAAACACATGAGCTTCACGGGACACTGTGCGCAGGTTCGACGTGCCACCTCGATGCTGCGGCGACGAACGTCTCTGTCAGTGATGTCTTCAGGAAAGAAGAGGAAAGGCATCTCCTCACAGGCGACGCCTCCGTTTTGTTCGATGGCGGAAGCTAGTGGCGTGTATGGGTCACTCTGTCTGTGGTTAGTCATACGCTTACCCTATGACAGATTCAAAGCACTTTGAGACACATGCTCCCACTAGCTTCAACGATGCTGAACTTGTCGGAGTGTTTCCTCCAGATTCCAGCGAGTGGCATGAGGCCAGGAAGACCGGCATCGGTGGAAGTGATATCGGCACGATTGTTGGAGTGAACCCGTGGGACTCGGCGTTCGCATTGTGGGCTCGTCGCACGGGTCAACTGGCAGAGCGTGAGGTGAGCGGGTGGGCTGTGCGATTCGGCAAAGCTTTTGAGGAGCCGATTCTGAGAATGTGGCAGGAGGAGCATCCAGAGTATGAGGTGCTGCTGACGGGGACATACCGGTCGAAGAAGCACCGGTGGCAGCTTGCTAACGTGGACGCTCTGGCTCGTCATAAGCACACAGGTGAGTGGATTGTTGTCGAGGTGAAGACCTCTCGCATGTCGTGGAACAGTGTTCCGCCGATGTATGTGGCACAGGTTCAGATGTACATGGACGTCCTGGGCATCTCGCGCGCTGTCGTCGTAGGTGTTGTCGGGTGGTCGTGGGAAGAACGTTTCATCGAGGCTGACGCGTTCGAGCAGGAAGCACTCCGAGCTGCAGGAGCACGATTCTGGGACCACCTAACCAAAGAGGTCGCACCGTCATGGGACGGCTCCAAAGCGACCTACGAAGCAGTCAGAGAACTACACCCTGACATTGAAGATGACGACGTAGACCTGGGCGAGCTGGGAGAAGAGCTTCTTCAGGCGCAGGAGCACCTGGATGAGGCAGAGGCTGAGTTCACTCGGTTGAAATCGGAAGCGCTGGACAAAATGGGAAAAGCGAAGACGGGTGTGGTGCACCGTGTAGCGGACGGGGAATCGAGTCGTGTTCGTGTAGCATCACGTCAAGCACGTGGTCAGGGAAAGCCCTGGCTGGTAGTACATAGAGAAAGGGACTGACATGGCTTTCAATCTGGACGACTATGAAACGGTCGAGGAACGTCTTCAGCGTGCACTTGAGGCGCATGAAGACATGCGGGTGGTGACAATCAATCACACGACACCTGAAGACCGCGCCTCGCATGTGTGGGTTGTCGAGTCTCGCGTGTATCTTAACGCGGGAGACCAGGCAAATGACCTGCCGAAAGGGACCGGCTGGGCCTTTGAAATCGATGGACAGAACGGGCCTGCCAATAAGTTCAGTGCTTTGGAGAATGCGGAGACCTCATCGCTGGGTCGCTGCTTGAAGCACGCCTTCGGTGCGAAGTCTGTCACTCGTCAGGAAATGGAAAAGGTGGACCGGGGCGTCTCGCCGAGAGACTGGATGGCAGAGGCGAGTAGGCTGACCTCGAAAGATGAAGTTCGTGCGCTCTACCTGGACGCTCAGGCCGGTGGTGCGTCGAAGCAAACTCTCGAGGAGCTCAAACAGTATGCAGAAGGCCTACGTAGTGAAAGCGAGCGCGCTGGAAGTAGCGGAGGCTCAAGTTCAGGCGGAAAAGGCTGAAGACTGGGCTCTCGCATCCTTCTGGGGTGACGTGTTAGTAGAAAGGTTAGACCTGCTCGATGCAATCGTCGGAGATTCTGGCACAGCTACAGGAACTAACAGCTGAAGGACGTCGCGGTGTCCCTGTTCTTTATGACGCAGAGGCACATCTCGCGCACTGTGAGCATGAACTCGACGGTGTAGAGGCTCGCGCTTTTCTGGACGCGGAAGGGTCTGTCGCTGAACGTAACGCGCGCGCCCGGCTCGCTGCTTCGGATGCGCGTCTGGCACGTGACCTGGCGAAAGCTCAGGTGTCGCGGGTGAAGATGAAGTTGAGACTGGTCGAGTCGGAGATTATGGCGGCGGCGACGATGTCGAAACTGATTCAGGCAGAGATGAAACTATGAAGCCCGCTGTGAGGGTCAAGCTTGAGGCGCGGGATGCGCACTGCTGGCATTGCGGGACGACGGAAGACCTGGTCCCTCATCATCGGGCGAATCGTGGGATGGGTGGGTCGAAGAATCGTGACCGGTTGGACAATTTGATTCTGGTCTGTGCTTTATATAACGGTTTGATGGAGTCGGACTCAGAGGTGGCTTCTCAAGCACGTGTCGACGGTCATAAGCTTCAATCTTGGCAGCCGTATGAGACCACGGTGGTGGACCGTGCTGATGGGTTGATGTATTGGCTGGACCCGTTGGGTGGGAAGCATGTGACTGGGGTGGACTTGACACCCTTCTAGAGTTTGTGGTGCATTGTGCTTTATTGTGCTACTGTGATGACATCAACACGAAAGGGGAGTGGTTCCAATGACCACCACGAAAACGCCACTATATGACTGCAAAGCCTCCGAGCTCGGACGCGCTGACCGCGTCTACGAAGTACGCGGAATGGTCTTCAAACTTGCTCAGCACCTGAAGACGGGTGAGTGGGCTATCTGGATAGTGATGACCGAGACTCATGACGAAGAGCGCTTCTGGGCTGAGTGTGGCTCGATGCCTATCGACGAAGCCATGGCCGTGCGCGATAAGTACAAACTGGCCGAGCCAGTGAACATGGCCCTCAAGGTCGACGACGACATTACTCCTGAATACGCGCGAAGTAATGAAGGCATCTTCGAGGTTCGCTGTCACGATGTACTTTCCGGCTAGGAAGGATGGAGCACGCCATACTATGAGCTGGCAGGCTGAGATGCTCGGCATCGACATGGAGAAACTATTCCGAGAAGCCCACACAGAGAGACACACATGGGTCTCATTAGCTACAGGAGCTTCTCTGAGCGGTTACGCCCACGACTCGGTGCGCAGATACGCAAAGCAAGGGGTTATCGCGTCACAGAAGCACAGAGGGCGTTTGATGGTGTCCGAGAAGGACTGTCTCTGGTTAGGGGAACGTCGTGGCCGGTTATCAGCCTGACTTCGACGTCGACTACCGGCGTGGACTCGTCGGAGAAAATCTAGTAGGCACGTTCCTGGAATCCGTGGCGGGCTCGACAGTAGAGGTGAAAACTGACTATCGTGCATGGTGCACGGGAAATCTCTACATAGAGACCGAGCAGGAGATTCGCGGACAGTGGAGACCTTCAGGGTTAAGCATCTCGAAGGCCACCTTCTACTGTTTCGCAGGACCCAGAGGGGAAGGATTCTTGACAATTCCCACCGCACGCCTGAAGAATCTCGTCGCAGAGACAGGGCGACCAGTACACATGAAAAGAAAATCGGCGACTAGTCGAGACACAAAGGGCTTCCTGATACGTGTCGAGGACATCGTCGGCGACATTATGAGAGGGACCGATGAGTATAGAGGCTATGGCTATGGTCTTGCACCACAGTCAGACGAAAGGGACAGCGAAGCTTCTCCTCCTGGGGATAGCTAACCATCAAGGAGACAGTGGTGCGTGGCCGAGTGTGAACACGCTGGCGAAATATACGGCCACCTCGCCTCGAAGAGTGCAGCAGATTCTGCACGAACTTCGAGACACAGGAGAGCTTCAGATAGATGCGCAGGGGGGTCCTTCTGGGACTAATCGGTACTGGGTGACAGTGTCCTGCCCGGAGTCGTGTGACCGGTCGAGCGCACACAGGGGGGGTGAAGCCCACTTCAGGGGGGGGGTGAAACCCACTTCACCCGGGGGGGTGAAACCCACTTCACCCGAACCATCAGTAGAACCGTCAGTGAATCAAAGAAAGAGAGCTACTCGATTATCGGAGGACTGGAAACCATCTCAGAGGCTCACCGAATGGGCTCAAGAAACATTCCCGAATCTGGACTTCAACACCGAGACAGAATGCTTCGTCGACTACTGGGTGGCGAAACCTTCGAACGCGACCAAACTCGACTGGGAGCGCACGTGGAAGTCGTGGATGCGGAGAGCAGCGAAACGGAGCGCACCTCGAGGAGGCAAACGTCGAAGCGCAGCCGAGGACAACTGGTCCGTGGTGCAGAAATACGAAAGGGCAGCGATTCATGGATAGGCAGGAAATTGCAAAGCTTCTGACGCAGGCGTCGCTAGTTGATAACCGGCGCATCACTGAAGCGCACGTCGAGCAGTGGTGGCGGATTCTTAACAGCTGCACGTTCGAGGAAGGGGAGCGGGCACTGGTCGAACACTTCAAGACCTCGTCGGACTACCTGCAACCGAGACACCTCTTCGCACTTGTTAAGCGAGAAAGGGAAGCTCACGCAGAGGCAGCCCATGCGAAGCAACTCGACGCCGCCTACAATTCGAAACCAGTCTCCGAGTATCCAGGAAAGCCAGACAACCTTGACGAAATGGTCGACTTCTATCGGAAGCTCGCCGCATCAGGAGACTGGCATCATGGAGAGGACGCTGACGAAGCGGCTCGGCGTGTCGGATTGAATCCACCTTCTGCGAGATGGAGCTAGCATGGATTCGTGCCAGTTCTTAAGTGTGAGCGATGCGGGTTTGAATGGACCGTCAACACAGTGCGGAAACCCACTTCACTGTGCGCATCGTGTCGCGCCCAGAAAGTGCAAACAGTGCACACACCGCAGGGAAAGTGCGTGCCCTGGCACGGTCACTATGCTGCGGACATGGTCACCCCGATTGACGACGACGGGAATCCGGTCCTGCCGGGTGTCAGACGTTGCGGGCATCATGATTGCATCAGACCAGACCACGTAATAAAGCAGGGGGAAAACGAATGACTGAGTACACACCAACCACGGCTGACGTGCGCGCGGCGTATAACCAATTGATAACGGCAACTCGGCCGCACGAATTACCGCACGATTACCCTTGCCCTGAGTTTGACCGTTGGCTTGCACAGCATGACGCTGAAGTAGCAGCGGCTGAGCGTGAACGAATTATTGACATATTGAGGAACATCTCACCCGGCTCTGGGGTCATGGGGGATGACCTTGAACTTGCAGTAGAACTAATTGAGGAGAAAGACTCATGAGCATCGACATCAGTTTCACCGGATACGTCAACGAAGTGCGCACCATGGACTGGGGACGCGTCCTCAGCGTGTCGCATCAGCAGCGTCAAAGGTCAGTAAACGGAGACGGCTGGGAGACGGTGGGATACGACTACCTCGACGTGATTCCCGCCGAGCACGACCTCGTCATTCAGAAGGGCGACCTCATTGACATCATGGGGAAGCTGAAGACTCGGAAGTACACCACGAAGGACGGTGAGCAAAGAATGAGCCTCCAGGTTCGCGCTCATAACATCAAGCACAAAATGGGGCAGAAGCGTGGCGCTGCTGCTGTTCAGGAGGTCTTCGGTGACGTACCTCCACAGGTAGAGCCTGAGACTGCGGGATGGCCTGAGCCTAAGACTGCGCACCCACAGAGCGAGATTCCTTTCTAGTAGGATGGAGCGACACCGCTCAGCGCATCGCCGTTGAGTTTGAGGCCCTCGGCTTGAACCCCCGAGGGCCTCATTCTTTGATAAGCTCTCCGTATTAACACTTCCCCCTCTGCCCTCGGGTACGGGAAAGTTTTCATGTCAAAACCGTACCGTTTTCAGTATACTTTTGACAGGTAGCGTTTCTATGAATGTGGAAGCGAGCATCCATGTTTATGCGGATTCGAGCGCCAAGTCAAAGAGCCCTCACTAACCCGGTGGGGGTTCTTTGTTTCTGGGACAGCGTTCGCCGATAATTCTGGCGGTGACAGCGTTCGACGACAAGCGACACCTAACAGCGAGCTAAATGTCACTTGGATGCTCCATTCTGCGCGGACACGCATTCGATAGCATGATAACGTGCTCCTTTTTCACGTACCAGGACGTCCAGCCGCTCAAGGCTCCAAGCGTCACGTCGGAAACGGAAGATTCATCGAAGCGTCAAAGTACCTTCCCGCATGGAGAAAGACAGTCACACAGCACGCTCAAGCT